AATTCCACATACATATATTGGTGTTCTTTGCAATATCCGTTTTTTACTTGGAAATTATTACACCCCGCCTTTCTGCACCACCTGTTCTTTTTTAAATACATAATAGAAAAAAGGAGTAGCCCAAAAACAGACTACTCCCGGAAAATGAGGTTATATGATTAAGAAGCTTTACATTGTAAAATCTTGACTGCGTCGTTGTTGGTCAATACACCGGCAACTCTTTCGCTTGCCAAGAAATCAAATCTTCCGTCAACATCTCTGTGGTCAAATCTCGTTAAGGATACTGTTCCCTTGTCGCCAATGTAGTAGTAAGATAAGTCACCGAAAATAGCTTGGAATTTTCCGGCTGCAATAGTATTGTCAAGATTTGGACTTACAAAAATTGGTCTACCTAAGAAAGTATTAGGAACACCGGGTTGGTAAGAGTTTTGCCATAGTGGATAACCACCACTTGTCACCATTTGCATCATAGCGGCTTCCATTGCAGTTCCTACGATCCACACTGCATTTCCTCTGTATTGAACAGGAAGAGCTTCATATAAGCCAACAACATCTGCTAATGCTACGGCTGTTGCAGCGGCTGTTCTTGTAGTTGTAATTCCACTTGAAAGAATACCCACAGGTTGGTTATTAGCGGCAGTTCCGGAAATAAAGGCAGTTTCTTCTTTCTCTACGAATATACGAGCCATTTTTGCTGCTAAGTATTGAACCATATCAATTCTGCTGTCAGCTAACATTTCCTCTGTCACACCGATTTTACATACATATTTTCTGAGTGCAAGAGGTGCAGTTGAGAAAGCTTGCTTTGATCCGGTAATAGTGCCACCTTCGGCAACCCATGCACCGGTTGCGTCACTACCTTCAACAGGAATGTTGGTGTCTCTGTCAATATTAAGAACAGTAGCAACTTGTCTGATAATAGAGGCTGCGTTTCTCTTTTCCACAATGGCATTGTAGAAATCTGCGGGTGCCAAATATCCACCGTCGGCGGAAACTCCCTTGTTTTGGTAGTCGGTCACGGTTCTGAGTTCACCGGTTTTCAAGTAAGTTGCAAATGCGTCTCTGTATTCGTCAACTTTCTTGTCGTCTGCTTCGGGAGTAGAGATTTTGGCTTCTCTGTATTCCTTGTCAGCTTCGGCGTCTCTCTTGTCTAATTCAGCCTCAATCTTAGCTGACTTTTCCAACTCTTGCAATTCGGCAAAAGCTGTGTCTCTCTTTTCAATGTCTTCCTTAGATAACTGACCTTCTTTTGCTTGGTCTATAAAGTCTCTAAGGATTTGTTTCTTTTCTTCTATTTTTTCTAAAAACATATTTTTCTCCTTGTTTTTCTATAACATTAACATAGTCTTTGTTATTTCAATCTGTTTTTCTCTCTCTTGCTTATCTCTCTCTTGTGCCTTCTGTTCGTATTCTTTTACAAATTCCTCACAATTACGAGCGTAAGCCTCTGTTTGTTTATATGCGGGGAAAGTCACCACAGAAACTTCGTATAAATTGGAAACCTTGTTTATTTCTCGTAAGTTTCTGATTTTATCTCCCTCTTCAACAGTCGTTTCCTTAACCCCTTTTTCATCCACATTAAAAGCAAATGAACACTGATTAATATCACCACGCTTTATGGATTTGAATAAATCACTTTGCCAAGATATTTCAGGGTCAATTTCACACTCAAAATATAATCCATGGTCATCACTTCTTAATTGGAGTGTGTCATTTGTGGTTCTCCCCAAGACTTGATTCTTGTCGTGATTAAACAAACACTTAATATCTCGTTTCTCGGATAAAATCTCATCAAAAGCTCCGGGCTTAATCTCTTCCACAAACTCAAATCTGCCAATGTTAAGAGGCTCAGATCGTGAATTATAAACAACAGCATAACCTTTGATTTTATTTTCATCTTTTTCTACTTGAAAATCACCGGTTCTATATTCCATTTCCATTGTTCATACTCTCCAAATATTTTTCTTTATCTGCTCCTGCGTAAGGTGGTTGGTTAAGTTGCATACAGTAAACATCACCACCGTCAATTTTAGGCATATTTTCCTTTTGCCTTATTTCGTTTGGAGACATAAAACCACACTGTAAACCTATTTGGTAGGCTCGGTAGCGTGCTTCTTGGTCTCCTCTGAGTAAAGCGTCAATATTAAACTCAAAATAGTATTTTTGTCTGTCTTTATAGTCTAAAAGTGTATTAAAAGCCTGTTCTATTCTCTTTATGTGGACATCCAATGTAAACCTTACAAAGTCTATTCCCATTTGTTCAATTCCGGAACCCCAACTTGTGGATTTGCTTGTGTCTTGTAATAAGTGGAGTGGCACATTGAATATCCTTGCAATTTCACTAATCATACTTTCTTTGGTCTGTAAGAATTGTGAACTGTCATTGCCAGTCTGGATCTGTTTCCATTGATAATTATCTTCCAATATCATAATCTTACCAATATTGCCAAGTCCGGAGTAATTATCCCTAACAGCCTTTCGTAATCTCATTGCAGCTTCTTCGGAAAGAGGTTTGCCACCTGTCTCAATTACACCTGTCAGACTTGCACCATTTTCAAAGTATTTTTTACCATACAATTCAAGTATCTTGGCAAATTCCACAGTATTGTGAAGTAGTTCAACAGGGGACTTTCCATGTATGCCGTCCAAACTCTCCCCAACTATATGCAATATTTCCTTATTGGTAAAAGCCCCTTGCAAAGTGCTGTCATCATTCTGCATGGAAACAGTATAGACTATTTCACCTTTCTTATCTATCTTAATACTTGTCACATATCTGCTCGGTATAAGATTAAGTTTTAACAAACCACTTTTAGTCTCTATCTTTTGAATAAAAGCATTTCCGTAAAGTAAAAGGTTTGTAATTAAGGCATAAAAAAAGGACATAGGCGTCATGTCAGGATTAGGATTAGTTGCTATACCAAATAATCTGTGTCCTGTTGCCCTTGTCCTGCTACCGTCATTATTTCTTTTGTATAAAAACATAGGGAGACCGGAAATAGCACCGGCAATTACATTAATACAGGCGTGAATTGTATTAACTTCCAATGCTAACCACGCACTACTTGAATAATTAACCTCTGAATTATCCTTAATCTCTAAATTCAAAGGATTTTTCTGTAATTGCGTGTCTCGTTTCTCCCATTTGAATAAATCTAAAATGTTCATAAAACACCTACAAAAAAAGCCCCTGAATACACAGAGGCGATTATATTATTAATAATTCCTTGTCTTCGTAGACCGACCGAGTATCTTTTACTCTGCTTGCCAAATCACAACCCATAATAGAGGCTGCAATTCCGTCAATCTTGGCATATTTACTCGGTTTTATAGGTTTAATATTTTCCTGTTTATCTTCCTGAACCATTACATTATTTGCACACCAATTCAGGACTGGATGATTATAATGCCAAATTTCTCCGGCTTTTAATTTCCTTTCAAATTCCTTACTTGCTAAATTAAGAACTCTCCAAGACTGCTGATATTCCACAGTATTAAATCCTTTTTCGGTAAGTCTGATTAACAACTGAGTAGCATTCCATGGATCATATCCTATTGTGTTTATGGGATTTTCTTCATTAAGTTTACAAATATAGTCACAAATCCAATCATAATCAATGGTATTTCCCGGAGTTGCTATCAAATCTCCGCTATCTACCCAATTCTTATATACCACACTATTCGGGTGATTTTCCACAGTCGTCATAGGTAAGAAAAAGTGTGGTTTTAATATTAAATGTTCGTTATGTTTAAAGACCTGAACAATAGCTGTCATATCTTCCAATGCTGATAAGTCCATTCCGAGAAAGCACTCTTGACCGGTCAAATCTATATCACCAAGATTATCACTTGTAATTATTTGTCTGTTCCACACTTCCATGGAGAACCACCTGTTGGCTTGTTCAACCCATTGATTTAAATATAACCTACGGAAATTGTTCTCGGCACTCGTTTGATTAAGAGCCTTAACAAATTGACTACGGATATATTCAGGTTTGACTGTTATCCCCCACGAAGGATTTGCCTTTTTCCAATTTTCCGGATCTTTCCAATCTGCGTCCTTTGGCAACTCTTTAATGTATGCATAAAAAGCCGGGTTCTTTATGACACCGTCCAATATGTTCTTAGCATAAATATATTGGTCATAGCAAAAGCTGTTCGTGTCGTTCCCCGCTGTGGTAATAGCAATTATGAGAGGTTGCTTTCGTGCTCCCATACCTGTCTGCATAACATCATAAAGCTCCCGGTTCTTAGCTGTGTGAAGTTCATCATATATAACTAAACTTGGTGACAATCCGTGTTTATTTTCCACATCAGAGGACATTGCCTTTATAATAGAATCCGTGGATTTTATGTAAATCTCATTCCTACTTGGAACTATTTTACAGAGTTTAGACAGAACTGAGCTTTGATTCACCATTGATACGAGCATTTTGAAAATAACTTTCGCATTGCTTCTATCACTTGCGACTATATATATTTGACCGTCCTTCTCGTTCTCACCGTTTTCTATTGGTAAAGCATGATATAAGGCTAACCCTGATATGGACATTGATTTGGCATTCTTACGAGGAATTTCTATAAAAGCTTCCTTAACTCGTCTGATACCTTTACTGTCCACATTATCATATATGCCTTTGATTACTTCCTTAAACCAAGGCAAAGGCTCAAAAGGCTGACCATACCACTCGGCTGATGAAAGTTTAAGTGTTCGCAGGAAATTGAAAATAACTTCCGACTTTTTCATTTTTTCAACATTCCTACAAGTGCTTTTTCTTGGTTGTCAAGACTGTCCTGTTCGTTCTTAACAATCTTTCTTTCCATTTTAGCTTTGGCATTTGGTGTAAGTCCGTAAGCCTCTAAGAAATTGTTATACTGTTTCTGAGCTTTGTTTAACATATCAAAAGAAGGATTAGTCCCCACTGTTCCGTTAGGATACACCATTTTCTGACCGTTCTCTTTTAGATCAGCCTCTGCAATTTGGATTTTTTCCCACCATGACGCCATTTGTGTCCAATTATTTAAGTCCACAGAGGTGTATTTGGGATATAAATCTATATAAACAGGAACATTCAAGTTCCACCAATCCATTGCTTTTTCACTTAATTCAGTCACCGGATTTGGTATTTTTTTCATTTTGCCTCTCATATATACTCCTTTTTGGCATTTTTGCCGACATTTTTATCCGAGCCATTCAAAATTCTTAAAAGTCTCATACATTAAAGTAATAAATCCTATGTCTTTACCCACAAACTCATTAATCTTTTGAAGTGCTCTGTGTCTCGTTTTCTCTACTGCCTTATAACTCATAAAGATTAACATTTTCTCAAATCCGGAAGAAATCTGTTTATCGGAATAGCCAAGACAATGAAGATAGACAATTAACTTAACAATATTATTCCTTTGGGGCTTCTTACTAAACTCAACTTTGTCTAAAAGGTATGTGACCTCGTTTAACAAAAGTCCTGTTAAAGGCTCTTCTGTCATTAAGTCCACATACCTAACTCTCGTAAATGATTCAGATAAAGACACTATATTCAGATTTTCAAATAATAGTCTTGTTGTTTTCATCTTTCACCTGTTTTTTAAGCTTGCTTCTTAATGCATTGTGAAATAACCTCGCCTCTTCCTTACTGATTTTTTGTTTCTTTTTCTTAAATTTAAACTTAGGGTTAAACTCCATGCACGACCACCTCTATATATTCCATATCTTTGTCAGAGTAAACTTTCCCAACGGTAGAGAAAACCACTTGACTGTCGTCATAATATGCTACCTTGTTCAGAGCGTCACATACTATTTTCATAACATTGTCTAAATCAGGTTTCTTTGTCGGAAAGACTGCTTTGTCTATTGCCATTTGACGCCTTAACTTTGTCATAGATTTTGGGATTATAAAATAACATCTAATCTCAATAGCAACAGGATCTTTATCAAATGTCACACCCTTTGCTTTCTCCAAATAGGCAGCTCTCACACAGTCCTCATAACTCTTGGTGTCATTTGGTGTAAAACTCATGGTCTTTCCTGTATATT